ATTCGAACTGGATCCCTTGCTCCCATCTTATATGATGATGTTAAAATGAAGGAGTTTAATGAACGTTGTGATTGGGTACTTGCTCATGGAGACACTGCTTTAGCAGGAAATCTTGAGGATATCCATGATTGGGAATCAAAACTTGAAAAAGCAATCATTGATGTGTGTGAATTGAAACGCATTAAGAATGATGGTGCCACTGGACCTTGGTTACAGCGCCGTTATGAACAACTCGTTGAGTATCAAGATGGTATTATTGCCAAACATCGGAACACAACAATGAGAGAAGCGCCAATAGGGTTTGGATTGTATGGTCCAACTGTTGGAAAGTCTACATTGGCACAGCTGATCATGAAAACCTCACTTTGTAGTGTACTTCCTAGTGGAGAATTTGATCAAACTAAAGTCCTGAATAAGGATATGTTTGATAAATATGATTCCACATGGACTTCTGACATTCAGGGAGTTTTTCTTGATGATGTTGGAAATGGAAAAGCAGAGTTTCAAGAACGTGCCCACACTGATGTCATCATCAAGTTTTTCAACAACATAGCTGCAACAGCAGTCAAGGCAGAGCTCAATGCTAAAGGGCGAGTGTTCATCAATTTTAAAGTTGGTGTTCTTACTACGAATATAAAGGATTTTGGAGCCAGCCAGTACAGTGAGTGTCCTGAGTCAATCTTGCGTCGTTTTCACCACATTCACGTGCGTGTTAAACCTAAATTCTGCATAAATGGTGGTGTGTCTTTAAACACATATCATCCTGAATTGCAGGGAGCATCCTTAACAAAGGATGTCTGGGAACTCGACATGCTTGAATGTGAACCATACGTTACACCTGATACTAAGAGTACTGGATATAGTTTGCGTTTTGCGGACATTCCAGATGGAAAGGGTGGAACCAAGAAAGCACAAAATTTGACTTTGAAGGAAATGCTTACAGCAGTTGTTTGGATGTCTAAAAATCATAAAAAAGCACAGCAAAATGTTTTGGCAAGGACTAAAGAGTTTATTGAACTCCCAATGTGCCCCAAGTGTGGACTACCACACTCTTTGTGCGATTGCTTGTGTTTGGATTGTTCTCAGACACCAACTGCTTGCAAATGTAAAAAATTTCGTCCTCAATCTTCAGAGTTTAAAGAACTTGTTGGAAGTTTCATGAAGGATTCAGTTGTTGCTTACGTTAAATCGTGGGTATTTCCTGATCAATTTTTCTGGAAAGTTTTGGGTTGGAGACCAATACAGACAATGTTGACCAAAGAACTTGCACACGAGGTAAGAAGAGGATTGGATTATTATGCCACACCTTGGATTTTTTCCTTCGTGCCAGAGCGCATTATGAATTTGCCAGCTATGAATCACTACATTAATTTGTGGGCAAAACGTGCAGC